AGTATAGTCCTTAATACTTAGATTTACCAAGAGTAACAGCCGCATCTATAGCTGTAAAATCTTCACTAGTCCAAATACTAGTCGTACCGTCTTCTTTTTTATATGCTTTAATGATTTCAAGATGATCTACATTTCTTTTTAATGTATCCTTGTCGTCATCAGTAATTGTAGATTGAGCAGCAATACTATTTATAAGAGTAACGCTATCGCCAGCAGCAGAAAAAATTTTTGCTACTTCGTCTGCAGTTCTTTCAGCCATGACAAAATGAATATTTATATATAAATTTTAGCAGAGATTAAGCTTGTACGCTTTTACCTTTGGTGATTGCTGCATCTACTACTGTCCAATCCCATTCAATATCATTGTTACTTTCATCTTTTCTTTTATCTACCCATACAGAAGTTGTACCATCATCAATTTGTTTATAAGATTTAATAAGTTCTAAATGTTCCCAATTAGTTTTAATACGATTTTTCCAATCCTCTTCTGTTTCATCAGCATTTTTACTAGTCTGGGTATTTATTAAATTTGCACTATCTCTAGCTCTAGCATAAATAGCTGTCAGCATGTCTATGTTCCAATTAGCCATTATAAAATCAATATTTATATATAAATTTTAGCAGTAATCTATTTTTTAGCTTGCCTCTAAAACTGCGAGTCTATTTTCTAAAGCAGTATTTTTATCTGATAGATCTTGTATTGCTTTTACAAGCATTGGAATTAATTTACCTGGAGCTGCTTCAAGCTTATCTGGATTTTCATCAAGTACTAATTTTAGGTAATCGGCGTTACTTTCTTTTTGTACTTGTTGGAAATCTTGAGCAATGAAACCTGCTTCATATGTTCCATCCTTTAATATTCCTTCTCTTGTAGACCATTTAAACTTAACTGGTTTAAGAGCATTAACAAAATCTAATCCTAAATCTAAAGTGTTAATATCTGTTTTATCTCTCCTATCAGATAATGAACTAATACTTGTTACTTGACAACGTAAAGCTGAAATATTGCTATTACCTAATGTTATTTCGTTATCAACTGTTGCAGAGGAAGCATCTGCTCCATTACCAATTACAATATTATTATCACCAGTTGTTATACCATCACCAGCTTGAGTTCCTATACAAGTATTATCACTACCTGTATCAATCTCTTTAAGTGCATAATATCCTACAGCTACGTTATTACTCATAACTCCGTTTCCATTTGCTCCAGCTTCTTGTCCGAGCAAAGTGTTATAATTAGAACCAGCTCTAGCACCACCTCCAGTACGTCTTCCAACTAAGCAGTTTCCAGTTCCAGTTGTAAAGTTATATCCACTAATATCACCAATAAACATATTTTCATGTCCAGTCGTTACGCTATACCCTGCTTGATATCCAATAGCTAATAAGCGATCACCTGTAGTCTTGCTATAACCTGCTTGATAACCTATAGCTATATGTTCAGTACTTGTTTCAGCAGCTTGTAAAGCACTTCTACCAATCACAACATTATTATCTGATGTTGTTATATCTTTTCCAGCCTCATAACCTAAAAGTACATTACCGTCACCACCACTAACTAAATCTTCTCCAGCTTTTACACCAACACAAACGTTAAAACCACCAGCTTGATCATTACCAGCTTTATGTCCTATAGATACACTTGCATATTGCCCAGAATCCAAAGAACTCAGGTGGACCATAAAGTCAGTACCCGCATTATCTTTAATGTAGATCGAACCTAATTTACTGGATGTCAGTCCGTAGTTCCAGCTATTACCTCCATCGTAAACATTATAGTTACCACCTTTAATTGATAATGCACCACTAACATGATAGTTAGAACCTGCTCCAGCAGTAATATCAATACCATGACTAGTAGTAGTAAGGCTTATGGCATGACCACCATTAAGATTTAATCCATGACCACTGGTAAGATTTAATGCATGACCAGAAGTAATACCCAACGCATGTCCAGTATCTATCGTTCCAGATGTACCAGCATCCATGTCAAAACTTGAATCAGCTTCAAGTTTTAAAGATGAACCTGTAGATTCAACAGTAACGGCAGCTGCAGATGAAACACCTGTAGCTGATGGGGCTGCTTCCCATCCACAATCTCCATTTGCATCAACCGTTAAAATATAGTTATCAGTAGCTGTTGTATCTTTAAGACTAAAATTTAAACCTGGGATTCTGAACTTAGTGATTGCTGTATCACCTATCGTTACCTCATTATCAACACCTGCTGCACTTGCTGTGGCATCCTTACCAATACAAATATTCTTACCACCAGTAGTAACATTAGAACCTGCACTACCACCTATGAATATATTGTTTTGACCAGTTGTTAAAGATGAACCTGAACTTATTCCAAGTCCTACATTAGTTATCCCTGTCGTTAAAGCAGCTAAAGAACCCCATCCGATAGCAGTATTACTGGTTCCTGATGTATTGGTTTTAAGAGCTTCATATCCAACAGCAGTGTTGTAATGAACAGCAGCTCCACTTGTAGCTCTTAATGCGTAATATCCAATTCCTGTATTTTGTTGTCCTGTTGAATATCTACCAGCTTCCATTCCTAGAAAAGAATTACCACTGTTACCTGTTGCTGAAAACCCTGCTTTATTCCCTATTGATACATTGCCCGTTCCTGATGTACAACTTCCAGCAGCTTGATTACCAACTGCAACGTTATTACTAGATGTACTTACTTGTAAGGCATCTTTACCAATCGCTACATTATTCGATCCAGTAGAACTAGCGTAAAGAGCATAAGCACCTATAGCTACATTCTCAGCTCCTGTATTCTGCATCATCGCTTCCATTCCAACAGCTACGTTGAATTGCGACGTAGTGCAAGCACCTAAAGCATCATGTCCAAGAGCAGTGTTGTAACTACCTGTAGTAATTGCATCTCCAGCATAGTCACCTATTATTGTATTTTCTATACCAGTTGTAATTGCTTTAGCAGCACTGGAACCAACAGCAGTATTGTGACTTCCTGTTGTATTTGCTGTTAAAGCTGAATCGCCAACAGATGTATTATTATCTCCTGAAGTTGAGTCTTTTAATGCAAAATAACCAACGGCTGTATTACTATTTCCAGTAACAGTATCACCACCTAATGCGGATCGACCAACAGCAGTGTTATTAATTGCTGTCTGGGTGTACATAAGAGCATTAGCCCCATAAGCCGTATTGCTATGTCCTGTGGTTACTCGGTTCATAGCTTGAGAACCTACAGCAGTGTTGTAATCACCAGTCGTTAGGTATTCAAATACTTGATAACCAACTCCAACTGTATAGTTAGCTGTAGTTGCAGCAGTAGCACATTGATGACCAATAGCAACTATGCCAGTATTTAACCAAGAGTCTGCGGCATACGCACCAATAGCTATATTTTTAGTTCCTTCTACACAAGCATATAAAGAATTATTTCCTATAGCTACATTATCAGTTCCAGTTGTTATGGCAGCACCTGCATTATTTCCAAAGAAAGCACTACGACTACCTGTCGTTTGAGCACCACCAGCATACGCTCCATATATTGCGTTATCTGATCCAGTTGTTATTGCATCTCCAGCATTTGAACCTGCTACTGTATTTTGAGTAGCGGTTGTAGCTACCTTAAGAGTATTTTGACCAAGAGCTACATTAGAACTTCCACTGGTGTTAGCTCTTAACGCATCCGATCCAAACGCTGTGTTTCCTGTTGCTGTATTAGCGTTTAAAGCATAAGCTCCAACTGCTGTACAATCTGCTCCTGTCTGGTTAGCTAATAAAGCACTGCGACCTATTGCAACATTATTACCACCTGTAGTGCAACCAGATAATGCACCAAATCCATTAGCAACATTACTACCTCCAGTTGTTATTGCATCACCAGCTTGTTTTCCTATTATTGAATTATGATTTCCTGTCGTACATGCTCTTCCTGCTTCTGATCCAATGAAAGTATTAGATTCTCCTGTGGTTACATTTTCTCCAGCTTGAGAACCAAGAAGTGTATTGTAATCACCAGTTGTTAAATATCTTCCACTTTCATATCCATAAAATGTATTTTCTTGAGCACCATTGGCTAGGTTATCTCCTGATCTATATGCTGCATAAGTATTACTACCAGAATTAGATGCAGCTCCAGAATTATTTTTAGATTTAACATAAAATTCTCCAGTACCTGCACCACCTGCTGCTTCCCAACTAGCTTCTCCATTTGCATCAACAGTTAAGACATAATCTTCAGTAGCGGTAGAATCTTTAATTACAAAATTAAGACCAGGGATTCTAAATTTGGTGATTGAGTTATCACCTATCGTACATTCATAACTTGTTGTTGCTGAACTAGGTTCAGCAGTTGCTCCAATTATTATATTGTTACGTCCAGTTGTAAGTGTTTTGGCTGCCTCTCTTCCTATCGCTGTATTTTCTTGTCCTGTAGTTACACTCTCAAGAGTTTGATGACCTATGGCAACATTATTACTTGCCGTTGTCATGTCATAACCTGCGGTGGTACCTATGAGGACGTTCCATATAGCACTTGAAGTAGTTAGAGATCTACCTGCAGAATCACCAATAACAACATTTTCATAAGCACCAGTAGCGTTATACATCGCCTGATAACCTATTGAAACATTACTATGTCCAGTTGTAGCAGCTTGATTTGAATCAAATCCTATAGCTACATTGTGATTTCCTGTCGTTGAACCACTAGCACCAGCAAGAGCGTTATTACCAACAGCAGTATTCTGACCTCCTGTTGTAAGATATCTAGCTGCATATAAACCTATTAGTACATTGCTACTTCCAGTCGTTAATTCCTGACCTGAATAAGTACCAACTGCAACGTTATATCCTCCTGTTGTTAGATCATTTAAAGAACGATAACCAAGTCCTGTATTACGATCTCCAGTTGTAGCATTTTGCAAAGCAAAGGCTCCAACAGCAGTCGATGCACTATTTGTAGCAGCATAGTTATAGTCCTTCATAGCATGATGACCAATAGCTACGAAGTATCTAATGTCATTTGTAGCTTGAGATGAAAGTGCATCGCTACCTATTGCTACAATACCGTCGTTCTCATCGCCAGCAGGTAAAAGTTTAAGAGCACTTGGACCAATAGCTATATTCTCACCACCATTTGTTGCAGTATATAAAGATTGATAACCTATTGCTATATTGCTTGAACCTGTTGTAAGTGATCTGCCTGCATTGTCACCTATAGTCACATTATAGGAGCCAGTAGTAGCTGCTTTAAGAGCATCTCTACCAATGGCTGTATTACTATTTCCAGTAGTAACAGCTTCAGCAACTTTCCCTCCTACAAAAGTATTATAATCTCCAGTCGTAACACTTTTACCAGCTTCGCATCCAAAGAAAGTATTCTCAGCCTCACCACTAGCTAAAGCATTACCTGCCTGATAACCTGCGACTGTAGTGCATCCAGTATTAGAAAGAGATCCATCAGCATAAAAATTGACATATTTTTCACCTGTACCAGCAGCAGCAACAGCTTCCCATCCAGCGTCACCATTAGCATCGACTGTAAGAACGTAGTTATCTGTCGCTGTACTATCTTTAATCGAGAAGTTAAGACCAGGTACTCTAAACTTGGTAGTAGAAGAGTTACCTAAAGTTATTTCGTTATCTACATCAGCAGCACTTGCATTAGTAAAGTTTCCAATACAAATATTATTACTACCTGTTCTTAAATTATCTCCTGCACCTACTCCAATTCCTACATTAGTAGTACCCGAAGTTAAATCTTTTAAAGCTTGATAGCCAACCGCAGTATTTCTAAGGCCAGTTGTAGACACTAAGGTTTCATGGCCTACTGCTACACAAGCATCTGCTGTTGCTATAGAACCTAAAGCTAAACTTCCAATGGCTACATGGTTACTGCCCGTAGTTATACCGTCTCCAGTTTTCCAACCAACGGCTACGTTATTTGTTCCTGAAGTTAACTCTTTACAAGCTTCACTACCTAAAAGAGTGTTTTTTGCACCAGTTGTTTTTGTACCAGTTTCATATCCTATTGCAACACAACTATCTTGATCTGTAAGTGAACTTAAGGCAGCAGATCCTATGGCAACATTTTCTTCACCTGTAGTTATAGCGTCACCAGCTTGATGGCCAACTACTGTATTATTACTAGCAGTAGTACTATATCGTAAAGCTCTTCTTCCTATCGCTACATTATTTGCTCCAGTTGTATTAGTGAGAAGAGCTGATTGTCCATATGCACAATTGTCAACACCAGTAGTCGTAGCATAACCAGCATGAGAACCAAAGAAACAACTATTACCAGCTGATGTAATAGATCTACCAGCTTGATTACCAAATAGTGCTGTATGGTCTCCACTAGTAAAAGCATCACCAGCTAAATAACCAGCAAAGGTATTACTTCCACTATCACTAGGACTATTACTAGTTTCTAAACTGACATATTGTTGACCTGTACCTGGACCAGCAGCAGCCCAAGTATTGTCACCTCTCAAGAATGTAGAACTTGAAGCTGTACCACTACCTAATCGTGCTGTTGCTACAGTTCCAGAAGAA